TAAAGAGTTCCGTGCAAGGCACGGGCTGCCGCTAAAAGCCGCCGAGAAGAAAAACAAAGCCACATACATTGAGATGATGAACGATGACCTTGCCACGGGCAAGCTAAAGGTTGTCGACAGAGAAATCCTGAAAGAGTGGGATATCTTGCAATGGGATGATTCGGGGCGCCGCGAGGATAGCCGCTTTGACAACCACTTAAGCGATGCTGCTCTTTATATGTGGCGCGAAAGTCGGCACTATACTTTTCAAGAAGAAATCGACACTGTCCCAGAGGGCTGGAGCAGAGAAGAGCGACGTATGTGGGACTCCGCAAGAGCAAGAAACGAGTCTGTTGATGGCCCATGGTGGCAGGACAGATGGACGCTAAACTAAAGGTGAAAAACAATGAAGGTTGTAAATTACTGGTGGAACGAAGAATCAGACCCTCATGAGGAGCTGTTTTCGGCTGTGTCGGGAATACTAAGCGCTCAGAGAGGGCGCTCTCAAGATTATGTGGCCCACATGTCTCTTTATGGCAACGCGCACTACACAGATATGGCGTCGTTTGGAGAAATGGGCAGCGTAGTAAACACAAACCACCGGGTTACGCTCAATATTATTCAGAGCATGTGTGACACTGTAACAGCCAAGGTTGCCAAGGCTAGGCCAAGAGCCACGTATTTGACGCATGGCGGCAATTGGTCCATGCAAAAGAAGGCCAAACTTCTGGAGCGGTTTACGGATGGCCAGTTTTACTCAACAGATATTTACTCAATTGCTCCGCAGGTTTTTATGGATGCATGCGTTTTTGGTACTGGGTGTATGTACATCTATGAGGGTGACGGCAAGATTGAGGTAGAGCGTGTGTTTCCTGGAGAAATATTGGTTGATGACCACGAGTCCAGGTATGCCAAGCCGCGTCAAATCTTCCGACGAAAAGTTATGGCCAAGGATGTTTTGGTTGGGATGTTTCCAGAGGCAGAGGACAAGATTAACGCAGCGGTAAGGTACGGAGAAAGCCACGCAGAGTATAAGGCATCTGAGCAAGTCGAATGCATCGAAGCTTGGCATTTGCCCTGCCATGAGGGGGCAAACGATGGTAGGCGAGTTATTGCGATTGAAAACTGCACACTGCTTGATGAGCCATGGGAAAGAGACGAGTTCCCATTTGTATTCATTCGGTGGTCAAGTCGATTAATGGGCTTTTGGGGACAGGGGCTTGCAGAGCAGCTCACGGGATTACAATTAGAAATTAACAATTTGCTATCCATGATCCAGGAGCAGATGCACCTCGCCACCCCAAAGGTCTTCGTTGAAAATGGCTCTGAGATTGTGCCCGGTCACCTCAACAACGAGATTTGGGGCATTGTCAAATACAATGGCACGCCTCCACAAATGGTGGCGCCGAGAACAACTTCTCCAGAAGTTTTTGCTCATTTAGATAGACTGTATTCTCGTGCATACGAGATTGCGGGCATCTCTCAGCTTGCTGCTCAGTCCAAAAAGCCATCTGGTCTAGATTCTGGTGTTGCATTGCGTGAATTTCAAGACATTGAGACCGAGCGCTTTATGATTGTGGCGCAGAACTATGAAAAGCTGTTTTTGGATGCGGCAGAACAAATGATTGAGCTTGCCAGAGATATTTCCAAAAAAGGAAAAGCTTACGAGGTCCTTAGTCACGGCGACAAAGAGATACAGGCCATAAAATGGTCCGATATCGACCTAAAAAAGGACCAATATGTGATGAAGGTTTACCCAACCTCACTTTTACCTACAACGCCAGCGGCGAAGTTGCAGAAAGTGATCGAGATGGTGCAGGCTGGGATGATTGACAACCAGGAAGCTCGTGGCCTCCTGGATTATCCGGATTTAGAGGCAGTAAACCAATTGGCAACGGCATCTTCAGAAGGAATCAAGCTTATGATTGAGGAGATGGTGGAGCACGGTCGATATCATCCACCGGAGCCGTTTATGAACCTCTCAATGGCTATTGCTATGATTCAAAGTGCTTACCTGAGAGCGAAAATCAACAATGCACCTGAAGAGAATTTGGACCTTCTGCGAAGATTTATGCAGGAAGCTATCGATATGCTTTCGACAATGGCACAAGGGGCAACTGCCCCGGCGCCAGCAATGGCAGGACCCGGAATGGGTGCGCCACCAGCAAACATGGGACCGGATGAGATTGCAGCCGAGCAAATGGCTGCTCCTATCCAATAACAAACTAAAGGGGTTAAGCGAATATGACAGAAGAAGCGGTACAAGCAGAAGAGGCTCCGGCACAAGAGGTTGTGGAGCAGGCAGTAGAAGAATCAGCAACAGAAGAGCAGCCAGAAGAGCAGGCCCAGGCAGAAGAGCGACCAGACTTTTCTCGGCAGTTCGCTGCAATTGCAAAAAAAGAACGCGCACTGCGTCAAAGAGAATCTTCTGTTAAACAGATGGAGGCCAGGATTGCAGAGCTTGAAAGCTCTCAGGGTCAATTTGGAGAAATCCAGCGACTGGCAAAAGAAAACCCTGCTGCCCTGCTTTCGCAGCTTGGGATCAGCTACGATGAATTGACGCAGCAAGTCATCAACGAAGGCAATCCAACAGAGGAGCAACAGCTTCGTTTGCAGAATGAAAAGCTTCAGGAGCGTCTTGAGAAAATTGAGAGCGCGTATGAGGCACAGCAAAAAGATGCCGAGACAAAGCGGCTTGACAGGGCCAGAGCAACACTTGTTGACAACATAAAGAACTTTGTCGATAATGACGAACAGTATGCTTTAGTTAAGCATCGGGGGGCGTATGATTTGGTCGCAGAGGTAATGCAGCAGCATTACATCAAGACTAAAGAAATCATGCAGTATTCCGACGCCGCTAAAATAGTTGAGGACCATTACGAACAAGAGGCCGAACACTATTTTGGGGTACAAAAGCTACAGGACAGGTGGAAGTCTAAGTTGTCTGACACCAAAGAAGAAGCGCCTCAAGAAGAAGCGGCTCCAGCGAACAACGGCGGGCCAAAAACTTTAAGTAACAAAAACTCGGCCCAAACGACCGAGCGCAGTACGGGTTTGCTTTCACAAGCAGAGTCTTTAAAGCGCATGGCACAAATCCTTCAAGGCGGATGATGGGCTGTAACTATACGAGGCGAAGACAATGGCTATTGGTGTATTTTCAACAACAGACGCAGGCACAGGAAACAGCGGCGAAACGCTGGTTACCCAGGCACTAAAAGAACACTACAAACCCGAACGCATCAAAGAGATGGTTTACAAAAACAACCCTCTCATGGCGCTCATGCCGAAGTATGAAAGCTTTGGCGGCGAGAACATGCCGATTCCAATTATTGTAAGCGGACCACAGCGACGGTCGGCTACATTTGCGGACGGCCAAGCAAACAACCAGTCCACATCGAGCCTTAAGCAGTTTTTGCTGACACGAGTTCGCGACTACTCTTTTGCAAGTATTACCCATGAGGCAATTCGTGCTTCCCAGGGCAACGCTGACGCATTTGTTCGTTACGCCACAATGGAGATTGACGGCGCCATTCACTCACTGAAACGCTCTATGGCTGTTTCAATGTACCGTGATGGCTCTGGCTCAATTGGCATTCAAAAGGCAGGCGTTGACCCGCAAGGCGCAAAGCTGGTTACGCTTGCAACCCCAGAGGACATCTCTAACTTTGAAGTTGGAATGAAGATTGTACTTGCTGAAACAGCAACAGGTGCTCTTCTTTCAAACGTTGGAACCAAGGAAATTGACTCAGTTGACCGTTCTGCTGGAACCTTTACTGTAAAAGTAAACTTTCACAACGACGCCGACGCTGGCGACCACATTTTCCAGCTTGGTGATGCCCATGCAGGCGCGTCATTTAAGAAGATGCGTGGTCTTGATGCATGGCTTCCGTCTTCTGCGCCGACAGCTGGAGATTCGTTCTTTAGCGTTGACCGCTCTACGGATGCTACTCGTTTGTCCGGAAGCCGATTCGATGGCTCTTCTCTTCCAATTGAAGAGGCATTGATTGAAGGTCTGAGTCTTGCAGCTCGTAATGGCGGAACGCCTAGTCATGTATTCATGCACTTCAAGAATTACTCACAGCTTGAAAAAGCACTGGGCTCTAAAGTTCAGTACAACAAGGTAAGCTCTTCCGATGCTGAAGTAGGATTTACTTCTTTGGCTATTCACGGACCAGCCGGAACAGTTGATGTTATTCCAGACGTTAACTGCCCAGCAGATGTTGCTTACGGTCTTCAACTTGATACTTGGAGCCTTAACTCTTTGGGTTCTGCTCCACAGATTCTTGACCTTGATGGCAGCAATATGCTTCGCGAAAGCACAGCAGATGCCTACGAAGTACGTTGCGGTTTCTACGGCAACATGGCTTGTACGGCTCCGGGCTGGAACGTCCGTATTGCACTATAATTCAGACTCACTGAAAGGAGATTGAGTTATGGCGAGTAGAGATTTTAAAAATTTTCAAGCTGCTGAGCGTGCGGTCAAGCGTCTTTACATGAAGGCGACTATTGGCGCTTCAGGGGCACCCACTTTGGTGACTGACGACAGCCTTGGCGTAAAGTCTATTGCAAGAAATGGCAGTGCAGGTGATTACACGATTACCTTAGGCACTCCTTCTGGCGACACTGACAAGTACAATAAGCTTCTTTGGTCTGATGGTAAACTTCTTGACCCTGATGCTGAAGACATCAGGGTTCAGATTGATACTGACACTATCTCTAGTGCAGGGACTATGAAAATCCTGACTGTTACTGGAGGCAGTGCGGCGGACCCATCTGACGGGGCAACCCTTTTGATGGTATTTGACGTTAAGAACAGTAGCGTTAAGTAAGGAGGCCAGTGATGGCAGCAAGTAGGCCAGCATTGGCTCTGGCAATCCTCGAAAAAGCAAACAAGGTTAAGTCCGAGGGCGAAGAAGAGGACCCAGGCATGGCAAAGCGAGAGGCAGGTAATGCTTTTTTAAAGGCCATGGAAAGTGGTGATGGAGAAATGATTGCTCAGGCAATTCATGACATCTATCAAATCACAGCAGATTAAAAATTGAGACGGGGGCTTTGCCCCCTCTCTTTTTAAAGGGGGGCGTCATGCCAAATAACACAACAACGCTCCAAAACCTTATCGACCGAGTTCGTCAAAGAGCGGATATGGAGGGGTCTACGTTTGTTACTGATGCTGAAGTGATAGGTTATATTAACGTCGCAATGGCTGAAATGCATGATATTTTGGTCACCAGATACGAGGATTACTATGTTGAAAGTAAACAATACACGCTCCCCGCGGACAACCCCGGCGCTCTT